CCTGCTGCTTGCGCCATTGGCCCAGCGCAAATGGGGTGTTCTGGCCGGCGATGGCTTCCATGTAGGAAGGCAGCGCAACGACCGCCCACACGGAGCTTCCGGTGCTCGCCGTGGTGCCGGCGGCGTCGATGACGTTGTTCGTGCTGTCGTACACGTCCAGCGCACCGGGGAAACCGTTGGTGTCGCCGTTCGTCGAATCGGTGCCGTACCAGACCACGGAACCGAACTTGATCATGGCCCCACGCACGGCGCCCACTTCCTCGCGGGAAAGCAGAACCTCAGTCGGCACGTCCGAAGACATCGCAACGGCGTTGTCGATCTGCAACTGCGCGTCCAGGTACGCCAGTGAAATGAGTCGCTGTTCATACGTGGACTTCACCGGCGCACTCGAACCGTTCGGCGAACGGAAAGAGACGGTCGGCCACGCGGTGCGGACGGGAACCTTGAAGGAGGTTCCAGCAACAGCGCGGGCGGGCAGCAACGAAAATTCGGGCGCCCAAGTCAGGTTTTCCTCGATGAGCCCGACCGCCGGGTCAGTGCCTTTCATCTTGGCAAGGTCCAACATCGTGATGACGTTGGAGGAAGTGATGGCCATGTTGTTCCTTTGTTTTGGTTACGGAAAGTGGTCAGTTGGCTTGCGACTCAAGCCCCAGTTGTGCTTTGAGACGGTTCGCGTTCTGCTGAATGAAATCAGGGGTTCCGCCTTTGATGCGGTCGTCCTTCACGCCGGTTTCATTCGCACCGGCCTGCGGTTTGAAACCGCGGCTGGCGATGTTCTCCGCGGCGAGCTTGGAAGCGCGGTCTTTGACCAACACTTCCACAGACGCGGCGATGACATTCTCGTCCAAGGGCCCGCCCGACGTGATATTGAGCGAACTGCGGACGGCCGCTTCAATACCGGCCATCGCGGTTGCGTGCGTGTCGCGCTCTGCAACAGCAGCCTTGTGATCGGCCGACAGCTTGGAGACGGCGTCCGCATCGGTCACACGGGCTGCGATGAAATCGTGAAGCTCGCCGGCGGCGGCTTGTTCAACGTGTTCCTCGGTGATGCCAACCTTGGCCAAGGCGCCCATCACAAAGCCGAGTCGCTTTGAGGCCGCCAGAATGTTAGTGATACCCATTTGATGTAGTTCTGCGACCGTACAGAGTTGAGGTTTTCAGACTTGCTGCGGCGAAATCAGACCGATGAACTCATTCAAATCGGTCGCCACGCCGTCTGTGAGATTGAGCCCGGGACCGTCCATGCCCATGAAGGTTTGGCCCTGCATGGTATCAGCCGACACCTTGCCGCGGCCTTGGATCACCGATGACGTGAACAGCCCGTAAATGCGTTCAACCTCGGCCTGCAAACGATTCCGGTCGGTCTCAGAGAACGGGATGCCGGGCATGCCGGTGGCCTTGAATTCTCCAGCCTTCATGAGGTTCTGCTTCAATCCCTCATTGGCCCACGCTTCGGAATCGTCCATGACCGCCATGTAAACGCCGATTGATCCGATGATGGCGGTCTCGGTTGTCGCGAAGGATCGGCATTGGCTGGCGAGCCAATACCCAGCCGAGCAGCATTGGGTTTCAGACCACCCGTAGACCGGCTTGGATTCGTCAGCCTTGGCGATGGCATTCGCCGCTTCCAATACGCCAGTGACGGTGCCTCCGGGCGTGTCGAAATCCAACACGATGGCGGACACGGATGCGTTTCCAACGGCGTGAGTCAGCGCCGAGGTCACCGAATCCAAGTCGCATCCTCCGCACGCAGATTCAAAGAATCCCAGCCGTTTACCGATGATGCCGGACACCGGAATGACCGCCGTCGAACCATTCAACGCGTACGGAAGGCCGGTCGTTTGTGCCGTGGCTTCCTCTTCCTCTTCGTCGTCATCGAAGCCGCCGAAGGACCTGGGGACGCCGGTCAAACGGCCGTTGAGCCATGCGGTAAACTGCGCTGAAATGGAACGTCCGGCTTCCGGTGTGATGCACCACGGGCGACCGTAAACAGAAGATATCAAATGCGCGTATTTCATTCGGTTGGCGTGTTGGTTGTGTCGTCCGCGTCAGGCTCATGTTGCAGCGACATCAAAGCCGGTTGCGACGCTGCGGCCGGGTTGAAGATCCGTTCCGGCGGGATACCGAATTCCGCCGCCACGGCTTGCAGGTCTTTCTCAATCTGCGCCCGCTTGCGGAATACGGTCACATGATCGCCTTCGCCTTCCTCAGCGAACACGTCGTCAATACCACGGATGCCCATGGCCACGTCCTGCCGGCGGTTGTCAGAGTCACGGCCGACATCGACGGAGAACTGCGCGGGCAAGCTAAACTCGACGTTGTCCCAATCGGTCGCAAACGGCAGGTCACCGCGTTTCATGAACGCCGCCACGGCGTATAGCACGGCCGCGTGAAAAGGCTGCCACAAGGCTTCCTGACGCCGAGCAATGGACCGTTGCACTTGCGACACCACCGCACGCACGGCCGCCCCGCCGATCTTGGACATGTCGTGCATCTCAATCGGCCAATCCATGCCCATGTGCGCGGACCGGGCGATATGATCCAGAAACGGGATGAACGTGTCCGACGGCCGGTTGCTGGAATGCGATTCGATCTTGTGCCCGGAGTTAGCGCGGAGATAGCGGATTTCCCCGTTGGCAATGATCTTCGTCGTCGCGTCAACGGCTGACACATCTCCACCGGCCCTCGCTTGAGCCAAGGCGGAGGCGAGGTCAGCCCGTCCGGTGTCGTTGGTCTCAACCAGCGTCAGCCGGCTATTGACCTTCGTTGCGGTCTTCTCCGCGTCCCGGATCTCCTCCAGGTCGTACCAGTCCAATATGCCGTGCGTGATGCATGGAACGCCGCGGGCCTGAGTGAACCAACACGGGTCGCAGACGTGAATGACCGAGGACGCCGGCAGGAAGTTATACTCCGCGGACACCGGTTGGTAACCGTATGGGGTTTCCGGCGGCAACAAGTTATAGGCCAACGGCCGGTTTAACTCGTCGTAGACAACGCCGTTGAGGAACAGCTTCCCTTGATATTGGCCGGTAGCAACCGTGCGTTCCGACAACGGGGAATTGATCCGGTGTGCCTCAATGAATTGCAGCCTCGGCGCCTTCGTTTCCGGGTCCTCGGTCAGCAGGATGAAAAAGTCCCCGTCAACGTCGAGTTTGACGGAGCCGGTCCAAACGGACTTCTGGAAATTGAACGGCGCGCCGCGGACATCGCAGCTCGGCATCCATCGCTTCATCACTTCCGTGAACGCCCGCTTGAAGCGTGAATTCGTGCCCTTGTATTGGGGAATCCAGGACTGCCCGACAGCGTAGTTGGCCTTGCTGTGAACGCTGCCGTTGACCTGACCAACCCGGCTGTAGATGTACCGGGAGTCAGACAGCATGGCGCGGAAACGCCAACTGGTCGTCATCTTCCCGGAGTCGCGGTCCAGACGGGGACGGAAGCCGCGTTGCGCGTTGTCTTCCGATACCGGGAACAAGCCAACCCCGGAGCCCCAATTGCCGGGCACCCAGCCGGCCGATGAATCAGCCCGGACACCGCCGGCAGGAACGGCCCGGCGTGCTTCAACCCGCTTCAATGCTCGGCGAACGCTGCGTGACATCAACCATGTCCTGCCAGCGTACAGAGTCTTAAGCTACGGTCGGGTATGGGTACACCGTCTTGCCGGTCCGCATGGTAGCGGTCTGCGTGTTGGTCACGACAAGGGCGTCATCGTCAACCATGCACAAAGCCTCGAACAGTTCGCCGAGGCGGGCGGCGGCGGTCACCGGACCGAAGCGCGGGTCGTACTTGACCGACCGACCGTTGACCGACAGTTCGACAATGGCACCCATGGCGCCCGGTGCCGCGGCATCCTCCGCTTGCACCGCGGCAATGAGCGCGACGATTTCTTCCTTCGTCTTGCCGTAATAGCGACCGTGCGGGACCGTGTCGTATGCCACACCTATTCGGTCGCACGTACAGAGTCTTTACTCGGCTCCTTCTCCAATGATTCGTAGGAAAGAATCCCGTACATGCTCGCCAAAACAACCTGCATCACTTCGCAATCAAAGGCATGATTGTCGCCCAGCTTCCGCCAGGAGTAATCGTAACCGCCATGGGCGTTGCGCTTGCGTTGAAGCGTCTCATTCCAAGCCTGCCGCAGGTATTCATCAGGTGTGTCCCTCGGCACCGTGTGATAGTGCTTCCCCGTGATGTCTTTGGAATCTCGCAGGGTCGTGAACCGATGCTTGCCGCCATTGGACGAGTGCAGGAACTCCAGCGCCGAGGAACCGCGGCCTTGAAGCTCCGTCCCTAGCATCGGGTCAATCCGCCGCAATGGCGAGTACACCCGGCGCGTGTTGTCCTCATGCAGGAAGTCTCGGTTCTTGACGCCGTTCGTGCACAGGTAGCCACGCGTCGCTGACAGGTGAAACACGGCTTGCGGCGTGTACGCTGAATCCAAGCAGACGCCCAGCGGGTGAATGTTGTACTTGACCCGGAGGTCCTCAATCTCGCCATCGACAACCAAGCGCCCGAAGTAGAGGAGTCGCGATTCCCCGCGGTGCCCATCTTTGTCAGACCACGACCGGATGACCGCCCAATAGTGTCCCGATTGCACGTCGACGGTGAGGAACCGCAACGGCTGGCCCTTCGGATCTTTCCCCTCATGCTCCCATTCATCGCCGAGGTTGTACTCGCCGAACGGGACGTGTTTGCTAGCCGTCAATAGCTTCGCCGGGTCCCAGGGCAGCATCGCCCGCTTTCGGGAAAACTCCTCCTCCAATTCCATGTTGCCCAGTCGCCGGGCGTTCGCCGCTTTGAGCTTCTCGGATACAAGCTCGCCCCAGTCCCGGAACGCCACGGCCGACGCCCGAAAGAATTGCACCTTCGGGTCCCCGTCCGGGTTGACCTGGACGTAACCAGCCCCGCGGCGTTCGTCGTTCAGGTGCGCCAACAATCCCGTGCTGTACTCATGCGGCTTGGCACAAAGCGGGCAAACCCAACGCGTCTCCCGCGCCGCCGGCCCTACTCGCCAACGCCCGTCCGGTTCCCGCGTCCGTTCATCCGATGGCCACTTCAACCCGCCCACGTCATCCGGTCCCCCGAACTCAAGCGGCGTCAACGCATGGCATGAAGGACACACCCCGTGCCATTCCCATCGCTCCCCGGTCTGCCGGAGCGTATCCACTTCGTCGTCCACGTCTGACCCGGTCGTCGCGATGATCCTGCGCCGGCGCCAAGTATAAGAGTCCGTGCGCGCAAAGATTTCCTGCATGGCCCCTTTTTCATATTGCCACGCTTCGTCAAGGTACACGTCTTGCGCTGATCGGCTGTTACGGTGGGACCGAACATCGGCCGACAGCAATGAGACTGGCGCATCCGTGAACCGGAATAGCTTCTGCCCGCCCCGATAATCCACTTGCACCGGGAACCGGCTTTGGATGATCGGCGTCCCGTCAACCAGTGGCGACAGCTTCTCAGACGAGAACGCCAGTGAATCCTCGCCCGTCTTGCAATAGAACAGCGCCCGCACCGGCTCAACTGCCACCGTCCGCAGAATGCGTAGCTGGACTAGCAACGTTTTGAACACCTGCGGCGGGAAGTATAGCCCGATGACTTTGCCGGCCCCTTCATCAATCGCCCGGGCCGGGTGCTTCATCAGCGGATAATCCTTCGCTGCGAATTGCCGGCCATCCAATCTGATATGGCGTTCCGCCCATTCCATCGTCCCAATGAACCGCGGGCCTTCGGTCATACTTCACCCATGGTTTGCCGAAACTCCTTCACGATTCCTTGAATGGTGTTTTTGGTGACACCAGACGCCACTGCTATTGATTGCATCGACAGTCGCGCGCTTGTCGCATGCGGCGTGCATTCTGAGATTGCCACCAAGGCCCGCGTTCCAATGCGCCGCATTCTCCTGTCGACTGAATCCTCTCCCGGCCGCATCACTCGCCCCGTTTCATTCGCGCTGCCAATCCAATGAAGGATTCGCTCTGCAATCGTGTGCTGCGCTATATTCGGAATCCGGTGGCTTTTGATAATCCAATGCAGCAGCTTGGAAACGTCCGCTTCACTCATGTTCAATCCCAGCGCCGCAAGTTCCTCACGGGCCTGCGCGGCCGGAGATTCGACGGATTCAAAGTCGAACTCTACCGATGGCTCCAATGGACCGCGGTAAGTTGGCTTGTGAGTTGAGGTGTGCGGGTTCATTCTGTTTGCTCTTCCTGTTTGAGGTTCACCCGTCTTTCCGAAAGCCATTTCTCCCCAGCGCCGATATGATCGCCCACCGCCGTTACCATGGTTTCTACCACCCATTCCGGCAGGCCCACCCCGGACGCCAGATTCGCCGATGCCGCAAATGGATCGAGCATGCCAGCCAATATCACCGCCGGCTCTAACACGTCCGCCGCTTCGTTCGGCGTCTTAAGGCCAACCAGCTTCACCGCCAGTGCATCACGCATCCGGGAGATTCCTAAAGCGGACCTAGACGCGAACGCATTGATGATCTTCCGAAACTGTTCCTTGGAAATCATCTCGCCCGTCTCCAACCCCAGCCGGCCTTGCGCCACCCGGTTTTGAACAAGGCTCGCATGGATAGCCTTATATTGCCCCATCAAAGAGGCTATCAATCCTTGGTTCCCCGTCGGCCGGGCCTCCGCAATCTGCGCGTCGATGTCGGTTAGGTACCCCTCCAGCCGGCCGCACTCCTTCGCCAACCCGTTCTGCGCTTTCTCGACGGCCGATGACCCGGACACCGTCCCGGACCGTTCGTCCTGCGTCAGCCGTTTGACCGTCTTTTGCCGCCCCTGTTTCCGCCGTCCTGCGATGCTCATCGCCACATTCCGGGCGTGTTGCCCTGATCGCGGCTCTGCCAGGATCAATTCCGCCAGCTTCCGTCGGTCGGAGCAGTCGGGCACCCCGAATTTACGTAGCCAAAGCTGGGCCGTCCGGTTCGTCACCCCGTATTCAGCGGCTATCCGCGTCGCCAATGCTGCTTCCTTGTCTTTCACGCGTTAACGGTAACTCCTACCGAATTGGCTGTTTTTTTGACTGAGTGAGGAAACTACAAGGAGTGCGGCAGTCC